CTTGAAAAAACATTAAAAGATCGCAAAGAATCAAGAGAGGCAAAAGCAAAAGTATTGAGCAATAAGTAAAAAGCGATCCAATTCATCTAATCTACCCACCACCACGTGTGGGTTTTCTTTTGTCTATTAAAACACAAAAATTAGGTATTTCTAATTTTGTTAGGAATACCTATTGACTTAATAATTAGGTTTACCTAATATTTATCTCACAGACAACAAAAAAGCACACCGCCCCTCCCCAGGTCCGATGTGCTTTTGCAAAACTGCGAGATCAATTATGAACGTAAAAACCTTTTCAAACAAGCATAAGGTAACTGGAGTTACAGCAATTGCTGTACTTGTAGCCTTGAGTTCTTGTGAATATCGAACTGCTAATTCTAGCGTCCCTTCTAATTACTCATATGAAAGCGAGCAAGTCGTTGCTTCTGAATATGAACTTCTGGCTGTTAAGAAAACTGGAGAAAAATCTGGTGAAGCAGTTATCCGCATTGACGGCTTCAAATTAAACGTGAGCTTCGATTTTGACGGTGTAGCTGATAGCTACGGCGTAGCTGGATCTGACTTTACAACTGCTGAAATTACAAATTTGGCTATTGATTCAGTAACGGATCTAAGCGGGAAGTCTTTCAATGACTTTACCAATCATGATGACCATAAAAATATAAATATTTTATTGGCTGGCTATATCGACCGTAATAACTGGTTGGAGGCAGCCTAATGAAAGATTATAACTGCCCTACTTGCAAGAAGATGATTCCTGTTGACCGTTCAAAAATCAAAGCTGGTGATGAGGTTTCATTTTGCAGAGTAACCCAATCTTCTAAATCTGCACGTTTTTCTTCTAGAGAAGGAATTGTCAATTGCCGTGAAGGTGATGTGGTTTTAGTTAAATATCGCAAAGAAATTATTCCTTTAAATATTAGGGACGTCTCACCTGTAGATGCTCCTAGCCCGCTTACGTATGCCTTTGTTGGTACATGCGAATGTAAGGAGGCTGAACATGTCTAATTTCAAAAAACACCCTGACGGCTACATGTCATTTTTAGGCCGTGATGATAAGGGCCTCTACTCTGTCCGCATTGGCTGGCAAGTGTACGCATCTAATGCTAATGGCTCAGTTCTTTACAAAGTTAAAGACGGAGTTAAGACGCCTTTAAATGTGTTCAGGTTCCAAACTTCTTATCCAAAAGTTTGGAATGAACTCACCCAAGAAATCGATTTCCAACGCAGAAAGCAGCTCGCAATAAAACTGCGTGAAACAAACATCCCTACTTATGACCGCAAAGCATATAAGCAAAAACGCGGCTTCACCGGCTCTAGATGAGGATAAGAAAAATGGCGTTACCGATTATTACTGCTGACCAAACTTTATTGGTTCAAGCAATTATTGTGTACCTATACGCTGATCCGGGTTTAGGTAAATCATCGATGGGCTTTACTGCGGAAAAAGCAATTTCTTTTGACTTTGACCGTGGTGCTCACCGTACTGGTGAATTACGTCGTGGTGCGGTTGTACAGGTTCAACAATGGAGTGATGTTGCAAACCTTACTCCGCAGGACTTAGCACCATATAAAACCGTAGTCATTGATACCGTGGGTGCAATGCTTGAATGCATTAAAACCCATCTATTGCTAACTGCTAATAACCGTCAAAAAGATGGCTCTTTAAAGTTAAAGGCTCAAGGTTTAGCGAACCAAACGTTCAAGCAATACATCAATACTTTGATCAGTTTAGGTAAAGATGTTGTTTTCATTGCACACGCATCAGAAGATCAAAACGGTGATCAAATTATTTACCGCCCAGATCTAGGTGGTAAAAACCGTAACGAGCTTTACCGTATCGCAGATGTCATGGGTTATCTAACAACTGTTACTACTGGTGAAGGTAAAAATGCCCGCGTTATTAATTTCAAACCTTCGCCTACACATCATGCGAAAAACTCAGGTGCTTTAGGCGGTGAAACCGGTGAGGTATGGGTACCTGATCTTAAAGCACACCCTACTTTCTTGGCTGACCTGATTACTCAAGCTAAAGATCACATTAACACCTTAACGCCTGCACAACTTGCAGCAGCTAAAGCCCAAGAAGAGCTAGAAAACTGGAAACAAAGCTGTGAAGAAGCTGAGCATGCAGGTGACCTTAATCAATTAACTGAGTCGCTTGATAAAGAACACATGTATTACCAGAACATGCGCCAAACAATGTTAATGAGAGCTAAAGCATTGAATTGCACGTTTGATAAGCAACGTGGCACTTGGATTAGTCCACCAGAATTTAACGGTATCTCAGATCAACAAAGAGATGAACTTCAAAACTTCATAGCTGAACGCGGCCTAGACGTGAAAACAGTTTGTGAACACTTCGGCATAGATGCCCTTATCCAAATTGAAGAGGCAAAACTACCAGCAGTTAAACAAGACATTGAAACATTAGCTAAAACGGGGATGACAGCATGAAAATACTAAATAAAGTTGAAGCTAAACTTGCTTGGGCCAACGGTGAATTACTTTTAGTAAATAATACTGAGCGTAATGGCTGGGAGCCATTTAACCCTTATGACTTTGGCTTTGATGTTTTTGATAAATTCGAATTTCAATTAAAGCCTAGAACTATTTTTATTGGCGAATTTGAGGTACCTGAACCATTAAAAGAAGCGCCTGCTAAAGGTTCTACTTGCTCTTACCCAAGTCCAACTGTTGAATTAGGTGTGCAGCAGTTTAAGTGGAATGGTTCAAAAGGACAATTACGCATGCTTCAGCATGGCCAAGTCCACTCAAGTTTTGATAATGCTTTTGCTCATTGCTGCGCGATTATTAAAGTCAGTGGTGGTGAGTTTGCTGAAGATATGCTCAAACTTCTGAACAAGCCAACTGATGAAGTTGAAGAAGAAAAGCCTTTAGAAAATGAAGTTGAGAAATCACCTCAGGTTAATACTGAAAAAACAGTAATTGAAGAGCCTACTAAAGATTTAAAAGAGGATCTCGATAGTGCAATTGTTGTTACTGAGGGGCCTTATGTTTCATCATCCGAGGATCTATTAGTTCCAGAAACTAACGAGCCTAAAGTAGATCCAGAATATCAGCAAACCCTAGATACTCTTCTACAGCGTGTAAAAGAGTCAAAAACACCTGCAGAAGTAAATGCGGTTTATCGTTATACCCGCAAATGGGATGACGAACAAATGAAGCCTATCCTTCTCGCCACTCACAAACGTCTTGAAGAGCTAGAAAAAGAACAGGCATCTGCGAATGAGCCACCCTCTTTAATGGTTCAGATCCAGAACGCACCAGACCTTACAACGCTAGATGCTTTGGAAATAGACGTGGCTGCACGAGACCCGCAGATTCAACCGAAGCTAATGGGGTATGTGAGAAAACGCCGCTATGAATTAGAGAATCCTACACCTACCCAACCTGAAGCTGATCCTGATTATCTATTAGTGGACGGTTACTAGAATGAAAGACCAATTCAAGAAAGTGAATAACAAGCACTTACTTGGTTTTACTAATTACTTGCACTTGCTGGGCTTTGTAATAGTCCAGCAAGGGTTAAACCAAGCAATGCTTTTAACGAAACATTATGCCGTACCAGTAGCTTGGCGCCGCATAACAATAGACTACAACAACCGGTTAAATAAACCCGCTCAGCAGCTTTATAAAGAGTTTGTTGAGTGGACTAAAGAAGAATATTTGAGGGCTCAAAAATGGAAGTAAGAATTAAGTCTGTAAATGGCCCCAGCCCTTTACCAGCAAATTTACAAATGGATGTTGTTTATAAAGCTGTTCGCATAGATGCCAATCGAATGAAAGTAACTTGTGATGATGGTCAAGTGATTACAACAAGCATTTCAAAATCTGGTTATTTGGGCGATTGGGGTGAATGGGAAATTTTAAGTGAGGATTCTCAACAATGAGCAAAGTTATTGGTGAAGTTAATTTGAGCCCTAGCAGTATTGAAGGTACTCCGGATCAGGTAGCTGTTCATATTTTTGAAAAAATCATTTGTCCAAGTACTGAAGAGCTTCTCAAAAACAATCCGGAAGCTGCAAAAGTTTTTGCATATCACATTTTTGGTTTAGCACTGTCTCAACTAGCAGAGTTTCATTCAACCAAAAGTCTAGATAAAGCTGTAACCGTTACTCTTCACAACCTTTTGCGTCAATTGAAGAAAGAACGTAATGAGTTGAGGAGCTAATGGATGAGTGAAGTAAAAGTTAAAACATGTGATTTTTGTGATGATGGAAATGGTGAATGCATTTTCCCCTATTACGGCCTTGCCCCTCATATTCACACAAAGCCAATTGGCGGCACTGTATTTCTAGACGGGTCATTACCTGAAAACTTCTGTCCTGATGGGGATGGTTTAGGCATGTATACACATTGTCTGAATTGCGGGGGTGACGGCACCTATGAGGGTACTCAATTAGAAGTTAAAGCGGAAAGTAAGGAGGAGTAAATGTTAAAAGATCTGAGAAATCTATCTGATGCAGAGCAACAAGAATATTTGGATCGCTTCATAATGGCTAATGAAGAACAGAAGTTCCCTCAAGAGGTTGTGGCACTTTATTTAGATTGCTCGCCTTGGACATTAGCTAGAATGCGTTGTGATCAATCATCACTGCCTTTCTCGAAAATTGGAAGACGTGTTTCATATAAAAAGAAGGACGTTTTGAAGTATGAGCAAAGCAAGACTGTGCTTAATACAGCACAGCTTGCAACAGTTTAAGGCGGTTAGACCGCCTTTATTTCTTTTAATCTTTCTGCCCATACAGATTGGTAATTAAAGCAATCAATCTTACCTTGATACACCGCTTCAATCATGTTCATTGAAGCTCTTAATTCCTCATCTGGAATTTGAACATAACCACCTGTCACATCAATTCTTGGTTTAGCCGTGTGATTAAGAAGTCTTTTTGTCACATAAATATTAAATCTTAAAAGGTTGCATATAGTGGCAAATGTACGACGGAAATCATGCATTGAAACGTAATAGTCAACTTCCTTACCCACTCTATTCAATAATGTATCTACCTTAGTTGCATGCATATTCCACGAAGTAGGCATCTTAGTAGCTGGGAAAACCCAATCGTTTTCTCTTAATAACCAACGTTCACGCAAAATACTGTGTAGATGATCACCAATAGGAAAAGTATGATCTGAACCATTTTTGGTATCTCTAAAAGTTAAGGTACCATTTTTAATATCTACATCAGACCACTTTAAACAACATGCCTCCTGTTTACGGCATCCCGTATACATGCACATCAATACAATATCCCGATGCGTGTTAGACCTAGCAGTATTTTCCAGATTTAACTCATCTTCATAATGAAGCACTGCATTGTAATATTTGTGAATGATGTCTTTATGGAGATGTCTATCCCTACTTTCTATTTTATTCCAACCTCTTGTTACGGAAATAATGTCAACTGGATTACTTTTAAGAATCGGGTTCTCATCTGTTGAATAAAGAACATGAATATACTTCCATAAGGTACCTAAAAGAGATACAGCACCATTTGCTGACGACTCACTTACTTCTGATACCTCAATAAATCGATCCAGTACTTCTTGCTTAGATATCTGGAAAAGCTTTTTGTTGCCCCACCCCAAATATAAATCAAAATACTTACGGTACTGCCTAATTGTTTTTGGTCTAAAGTCATTTCTATCAATATAAATTTGAAGAGCTTCATTCACGGTAATATCTAAAGGATTAGCAACCTTCTTTAATTTGATAGGCTTTTCATATTCATTGTTTGAAATTTTCGCCAGAATCATCTGAGCTTTTGCTCGAGCATTTGTTGCAGGAATATCGGTAGTTTTGCCAATTGTCACTCGATAGAGTTCACCTTCATGCCTCCTTTCAACAATATAGGTTTTACTTTTATTAGTTACCCGAACAGCAAAACCGATCAGTTCTGCATCTCTATATATTTTTTGACCTTTTTCAGTTAATGGAATAGCATCAACAGTAGATTTGTTGAGTTTCATGTCTTAAACCTGTTTTAGCGAACTTTGATTTAACCATGTTTCTCAACAGTCTACAAATAGTCTACAAGCGTTTTTAGTTAACAATAAAATACGTCATTTTATGGTTATAAGTTCT